CGATTGTTGCGTCGTTGTTCTTGGAGCCTACAAAGATCCCTGGAATCACATCCCAAGTGCTGCCGTCTGCTCTTTTTGGATAGAACTCGTCGGTATATGGTACGCCGTCCCTGTAGAGTTGCTGTGTATAGCCGTCCTCGCGCAACCTTAGCACCCGATATTGGGTGTCCGTATCATGCGAGAACTCGTCGCCGCCGTACTTATATTCCTCTGCAATGACGCAAAGGGTCAAGAGCTTACGACCTCGAACCGCCTCAGTTCGCCAGTTAATGACCTGTTCGGCAGTGTAAGGGATGATCGAGGCTCTCAGATCCAAGACCGCCACATCTTCGGCGCTTAACCCGTCCTCTGCTTGGGGGTAGTCAACCAGCAAGAAAGACCGGCCCGTCTCTAGTAGGTTGGATAGCTCATCCTTAGCCATCTGTACTAATCCCAAGCCGTCACCCGTCGCATCTTCGACTAGGTATTCAAGTCCAGTCGGCAGTTCGAGCATCGGCATCTTCCGGAAAGCAGCACCGACGAGGGCATTTTTAGTCCGTCCGGTAAAGTTGGTGAACAATGCCCGCTTGAGGTATTGCCGGTATCTCATCGACTCAGTGCCGACCCTCTCGTCGTTTGATTCGGCATCGGGAACGGGAAGGTAAATGTGCCGCTTTTCCTTGACCGCGACCGATCCCTTTACAGCGTCTCGGGTTTTCTCCCAGACGGGAAGATACATTTCATAGGTGGGGTTTCTGGTTTCGACTGTCATTTTGGCCTCTGGTTTTAGGTGGCAAACGCAAAGCGAACATTTGCGACGGGTTTCATGATTGGCATCTCGTAGGCGATTGGGTAGGTGGTTGCATCGTTCTGATGATCTACCCCGCTGGACTTGTCCGGTTCGCCGTTCTTGTACACTTGCTGTTCTAACGATTCGGCAGTAACTTTGCATGCCTCAGCGTTGACCTTAACCCTTCCCTGATCAAGCGCCCTGTTCATAGACGCGACCCTATCCTTTACCGCTGGATTTGTTTTCTTCGCCCTCACCGTATAACCCGCTTGCTCTAGTAATGCGATGTCAGACAGTGAAGCGTTGACCGTCTTTCTGCTTCCACCCGATGCATCAGGGTAGATATAGATCGGATTGTGAGGGTATCGGTCGTTGATGATTCGCACCATTTCGGGCGTGTCGTACATGTTGACCAACTCATCAACCGCATGCCATTCGCGCCCGCCTTGGCGTTGAACGTAAACCGTGGCGGCCTGTTTGGTGACGTTGAAGTCACAACCAATATATAAGGGTTCGCCGTCTCTGATTGTCTCATTTGAGCCGCAACCGTGGCGATCATAGCTCGCGTATACCGTCCCGCTCGTAAGGTTGACAAACTGACCCTCTAGGTAGGCGCTCAATAAGTGCTCTGGGTAGATCGCCTTGAGACTGTCCACATAACCCTCGGGAACGTGCGGATTGCTGTCGGTCGGTGCTTGAATGATCTCGTAGCCTGGCTTCGGGTCTTTCTTCCAAGTCTGATACACAAACCGGAACCCCTCGGGCGTTGTTGTCACCCCAACCGTATTGGGCTCCCCGTCTTTCTTCTTCTGCCGATTACGTGCGACGATCTGTCGCCAAGCATGGGCCGCTTCTTCTGGCTTCATGGTGTCCAGCTCATCAACGTCCGCGTCGGCGTGTTCATAGCCTACGATTCGGTGAGGTGCATCCATAGACCGAAAGAATACCGCGCCCATCCCATTCACTTCGAGATAGTTCAACGGTGACTTATAGAGTCGGTAAGGTATGTCTAGTTCGGTCAAGATTTCCTCGAATCGTGGAAAGGCAATCATTCGGATGAGGTCATAGGTCGGAGCGTAAAAGCCTCGGTTTGTCGTTGGGTTCTTGAGTTTGCCAATGATAGACCGATGTATTGCCGCCTCCGTCTTACCGGCCCCAAATCCCGCCACCATTGCGGGGAATTGAGCGCCGCTTGTGATGTAGTCAAATTGGGGCTTGGTTGGGCTAATCGTCGAAGGCATAAGGGTTGACGATCTCGATTGAGATGGGCTTATGTTCTTGGATGGTGTCGATCTGGTCGCGCTGGCCTAGCAACTGCTTTCCGAGCCATATAGCCATCGTTGCATTCCCGCCTTCCATGATCTGGAATTGCTGCCGTCTGACTGACAGCATTCCATCGGCTCGACCGCTTTCGATGATCTCCGCGAACTCGTCATCCTCTGCCGCCCTTCGCTCAATCGTTCGCTTGTTGCAACCAAAGAACGCCGCAACCTCGGCCATCGTGCAATTGAGGGCCATCAGTTTTCGGAGTTGATCAAGATCTATCTCTGTTCGTGGTCGTCCTGCCATGTCATCACCTCGGCCTAGGCTTGGGTTTTCGCTTAACCTTTCGCTTCGGCCACATCTTATTTTTTCGGCTTCTTGATCATCTTTTTGGGCTTGCTGCTGGTTTTCTTAACCTTGGCCCCTTGCTTCTTTAGGTCTTTATATGGCATCGGATCACCTCCTTATCGGTAACGCTTGGTTTTGCTTGCGGCCTTCTTCGGCTGCTTGCTGGATTGTTTGCCCTTCTTTGTGTCCTCGCGCTTCTTGCGGGTCGTTGCTGCATATTCCTGGGCGCTCATGGCCTTTATTGCTTTCTCGGGTAGATACCTTTCACCCGTTGCGTTCTTGCCTTGTGTGGACGGTTTGCCGCTCTTGGTGCGCCACTTTTGCTTTGTCCACTTCTTGAGGCTTTTCTGTGAGTCTTTCATTGCCATCAGTCCCGATAACCTCCACCTTTGGCCTTGTATTCTTTCGCCAGCATTTGGGCCTTACGAGCTGACCATTGGCCAGGCTTGCCACCTTTACCGCCTGCTTTGATCTTGTTGAACAGGTTCTTACGCATCGTTGGCTTCGTGTAGTTGCCCGCTTTGTTGACTGTGCTTTTCTTCTTCGCTGCCATTACCATTTGACCCTGTTTGACCAGTACGACCCTGAGAGCTTGCCTTTGGCTATTCCTTTGGCATGTCGAGCCTTGAACGATGCCCGCCTTGCCGCATCTGCTTTGCTTTCGCCTTTCCTGGCTGGGCTTCCACTGACTCCCTGTTGACCGAATCGGATCAGCTTAACGGTGCTTCCATCCTTAGCCAGTACGACATGAGACTTACTCGGATGCTTTGGGGTTCGCTTTGGCTTATTGAAGCCTTCAAGGTTGTAGCGTTCAAGCCTTGGATCTTTCGCCATGTTCGGACCTTTTTATAGTTGCGACATTATTACGAGTAAGACCAAACCCGAGGCTTAGTTGTTCGGCTATCGACGTGAATAAATGAGCGAGCAATTCCGACACCTTGGAAGCCTAATTTTATGGCATTACTGACAATGACAAACCTTTCGTGTGCGTCTGTCGTTGCGATATCTGCCGCGATTCCTTGCGCGTGAGTTCCTGGCTTTGCCTTTGCCGTTTCGATTGGGTGCTTTGTTGGCGACCTATAGCCGCTTGTGATCGTGAAGCTGAAGCCGCACTCATCTCTAAGCGCGTCAAGCATCAGCAAGAACTCAGGCTGCATATCGTTCTCACCGCTTACGCTACAGTCGAACTCAGAGAGCTTAAAATACTTGAGAGCAGGGGTTTTTGCTTTCCCTTTAGGCATGACAAAAGACCTTGGTTTTTCGGCCCTTATATCATAACTTGATGAATACGCAAAAAAAAGCCCCATTTAAGGGGCTGAGAGGTTGGAAAGGGTAAGGGGTCGAGTTACAGGAAGAATGACCCCACAATGATCGAGAGAGCGCCTAAAGAGGCTATAACCATATATAGGTTGTCTCGCTGGTATTGTCTCGCTTTTGCGCTTCTTCTCATGCCGCACACCCCGCGCAAATATCGACTTTGACCCGAAAGTCAGACCAAGCATAGGACGGGATTTCCTCGGTCGGTCGTTGATCAATTGCCCATGATGTTTGCTTACCCAATGATACCGATTTTTGACCGTATTGGTCGCCCTTGTTAATCACTGAGTCGCATTGATGGCACTCTCTCTCTTTCATGCTTCGCTTGGTTTTCATTATAGCACCCCTTCAAGTTTCAGCGAGTGCTCGACTAGCTTTCTGTCTAATTCCCAGAACTCTTTTGCTGTTACAAACCCAGCGTTGTACATCCGCTCCAGCCAGTCCTCAACCTTGCTCACTTGCTCGGGTGTTTTGGCGGTCTTGATCTTGCTGATCGAATATTGGTAGTTATTCATGCTGCCACCTTCTGACGAGCTTTAAACTGCCGATAAAAATTGAAGTCGCCTTTGGTCAACAGACTTGAAATCAGAGTATCGCGCCGAAAAGTACCTTCGATTCTTGCCTCATCGCCATCCTCGAAAAGGTTATCAATGTGGGCTGCTGCCATGTCGCGCAGTTCGCCATAGTTGACAGTAACAAAGACAAATTTAACCTGTGGGCCTTCGCCTCTGTTGGAATACTCATATATATCTTCCATCCCATTGAAGTGGCCCATTTGAAAAGATTTAGCGAAAGCCTCGACCTTCGAGATGGTAGCGGGGCATAGAACCCTGCCACCCTGAATAGCGTCAATCGAAACGTCTACACTATCGCCGCCTGAAAATATTTTACCGCGAACGCTGGCCTTAATGCCGTGCTTCTTGAGTTCTGCTTTGATTGCCTTTCCTACTTTTGCGTGATCTGTTGCCATTGTTGCTGCTCCGTTCTGTTATTTGATGTGACTAGAATGCCTGACCTTGTCTCCCTTGTCAAGCGTTATTTTGACAAATATTTAAATAATTTTACCGCTTGTAAAGGCTGAGGCTTGCGAGGGATGCGCGTACAGCGTCGCCGTTTAACCATTGATTGAGATCCGCTTCGGTATCTTGGCGGGCCTCATCTTCTTCTTGTGCGTTGCAAAGATCCTCTGATACCTCATCGAGAAGCCTTACCGCTTCGGCTAACTTGGCTAGGATTTCGCCGTCGTTGATCGCATAGCCTCGGTGCGCTTGCGTGTTGATCACTGCCGCGAAATGCTCAAGGTCGTCTGCTATTCTGTCAAAGTTTGTCATTTTTACTGCTCCGTTTTGTTGGTTAATAAATTATTGATTCGAGTTTTTGGATTAAGGCTTTGCGATCAAAGGCTGTCGCTATTCTTGCTCCCTCTTTCGAGGTATCAACCGCGACCCAAGAAGTGCCGAGTTGGCGAACCGCGACATGCTCGGAACCTTTGACAACCCAACCCGCTGTGCTAGTCCCTAAACCGTTTCCGTGAAAAACTGGGAGACTTGTTTTTTTGAGTTGTACCATTATTCTTGCTCCGTTTTTGGGTTTCGGCCTTCTGGCCTCATCAGTACCAGCGTCGAACTGGTAGACCCGAAGGCGACTTAAAAAGCCCGCCTCACTTCGTCTTCATTTTCACAAATTAATAAAAGGTGATTTCGAATCGATGTGCGTAAGTCAATTTCAGTAGAAAGCATGTGCCCCCTTTGGATTTGACTATCTTGGATCAATCCCAGCATATTCGAATGCGCTTGAAAAACATCTGAGCTTATTACCTCATTAAAAAATAAAATGTCCAGCAACTGAATGACGGCAGTAGTGTGATCGTTTCGCTGAGTGTTGCTTTCGATTTCGACGATTTCAGCGGCTGTTAGTGTTGTTTTGTTCATCGTTCTGCTCCGTTCGTTGATTTGATGAGTACACTTTAAAGGCTGACAAAATTTTTTGCAACACTTTATCAAGTTATTTTTAGATCGTTTTGCTTTCCCTGGAGCATTTCATATTCCAAAAAGTTCTATTCTCTGTCGCGTTTTTATTTGACAGGTGGGGGGCTTTGTGCGCTAGAATTTGGGAACAACTCAAACGGAGCTTTAACAATGCGGTATTTTAAAATGGCGGGAGTGGCCGCCTTTCTTTGCGTGTGCGTGTATTTCGCGGGCAATGCTGACCTGGAAGAAGCACAGCGGGCAGAGGCTGAATATATCGAGCGGGTATGCTTGGGGGTTCATTCCGACTATAAAGAAAGGGGGGTTGAATGTCAGAAGTAGAGGCGGCCTTTATCGGGCCAAGACACCCGCAAAGCACTAGACCAATGAAGCAAGGCCGAGGGTTGGGTAGTTTCGGCTACCCCAACCGCGCCGCCTTCGTTCAAGCTGTGATCGAGCGGGTTGACAGGGGCCATTCTATCAACCGAATCGCCTATCACCTCGGCTGCGCGTGGCGAACCGTCAAGGTGGCAGAGCGCGAAGGGAGAGCACTAGAGGCCCAGGAAAAAACCCTTTGAAATCAAGGGGTTATGATTTCGATCTGCATTTTTCATCGATTTTTGTGCATTTTTTTGGTCTAGGGGATGCAGAATTTGGTCTAGGGGATACGGTAAACCTTTGGCGCGATGTGTCAGGTTTATCACCTCACCCTTTAAACCTGACGTTTTTTTATCTGTGGGTTAGCGTTTGGTCTATGGGTTTACGTTTGGTCTAGGGAATACATTAAAACTAAGGAGAGACAAATGGGTTACACACCTGAAGGAATTGGCTATCAAAGCCGTGATACAAGTTTAGAGGCTGCGTCTTATGACAAAGGCGGAAAGATGTCTCTGAGGGAGAAGGCTTACAAGGTTATCGAGCAGTCATTGATACCTATGAGTGCTGATCATGTGGCTGATGAGCTGCAAAAGTCTTTTATCAGCGTCCGTCCTCGGATCACTGAGTTGGTCAATGAGGGTCGGATCAGGGATAGCGGGGAGAGGGGCAAGAGTCGATGGGGTAAGACTTGCATCTTGTGGGAGTCGGTCGATTGACTTTGGTCCTCGGTCTAGCGGCAAGGTTTGGTCTACGGTCTGGCGGCAAGACCTAACACAATTTGGCGACAAAAGGGGCCTGAACAATTAAGAGTTTTTCAGGCCCATTGTTTCATGTGAAACATCGGAGTTTAACTGGTAACACAAGTTATTGATTTTTATATCATTTTAACTAATCGGGCGTTAAGATGCCCCCAAGGAGAGGAAGAAATGAAACCAACGAGAAACGAGATTTTGCTGGCGTTGTTGACGTTAGTCAAAGTGCGGGAAACTTACGACAACCTAGATCCATGCGATACGATGGAAGTGTTGGATGTCATAAGATTATTGGATCGATTACAAGGAGAAATGGCCCATGTGGAAAGATAAATTCACCGTTCCTGAGTACACTGGTGGCGCAATGATCGCTGCCTTTTGCTTAGGCTATATCATTGGAGCAATAATGCTCTGATCACCAAGACGGCTTCTTTGGCGTGTCCTTGGGAGTCGTCTCCCTTTCTATCAAGATCTCAATATAGTGCGCTGCCTTTCTGAGATCGTCTACTCCACCCTTATCTCGCCACCTAGAGATGTATTTCACCACCGCGTGTTCACATATGCCTAAATCATTAGCTAACGCGTATTCCAAGGGCTGAATCATCATAGTTTTGTAATGGCTACCAGAAATTTGTCGATCCATTGCGCTCATATCAACTCCTGAATGTTTGCCTTCAACCTTCCTTGCTCTCCGAACGATTTGTGGAGTATTACGCAAGTCATACTTCGAGAACTGGAGTAGCCCGCACCAGAGTGCCAAGCGTCTGCGGGTGCTAGGATGTTCCAGGACTCGAACAATGCGCCGCCATATTCCTCCTGATTCTTGTGGTGTATGTGACCTGTCCACACGTAGGTATGATCGGATTCGCCCCATTCTTTCCTCAAATTACTAACAATTGATCCATGAAGGTTGGACATTTTAATCCGATCTCCATGATGGGTCACAACTAGATTTTTTCCCCATTGCCACCAAACAAACTTGCTTGCATTATCAAATACCTTAACCCTTGGATCTTCCTCAAAGTACAAGCGCATAACCTCATTGAGCCACAGTGCAGCATCTGGGTCATGGTTGCCCCTCACGTTCACGATCCACACTTGGTTGTGCTTCTCAAGCATGCGTAAAACCGTACGCTTTATCACGTTGCTGGCTGCGCGAATGGTCTTTGAGTACCTTCCATCCGAATCTAGTAGATTCTTTGAGCTAGGGGTTGAGCTAGTGCTGTCATTAACGTGCATGAAGTCGCCAAGATTCACGAGCACACCAACCTCTCCCGCTGGAGCAGACCCAACCAGCCGATCTATCGCGTTCTCTAAAAGCGTTTGGCTAATTTTAACGTCGTAGTCGTCGCCCATCGTTTCAGAGTGGTGAGCAAGCATCCCAAGGTGATGATCCCCAATAATGTAGCTAACCATAAGATCGTCATTAGTGCTTGTAGGCGCGTCTGTGGGAGTATGTATTCCGGTGACTTCATCTTTAAATCCATCAACAAATTCGGCTATAAGTTCTTCTAGTTTTTCTCGATCTGGCTCTTGAATGTGCCATTGCAGCACAATCTCGTTGTCCATGTTGTAGGCTGTAGAGACCCGTTTGGTCGTAAAGCCTGGAGCCACTTGCCTGTTTAAGTTGTAATCGGGTGCAAATCCCTTGCGGCTTGC